AGGTTATGTGTAAATTTTCGGGCTGTTTAAAAAGTATACAGCCCTCAAATTCAACATAACCTTTAGGGCATTATGCGAAATTAAATTTATCAAAATTTAACCATTTAAACTAAGTAATTATTAAATGGCTATTATTAAATCTTCATTTGAATCAATTTTCAATAATCTTGCATCAGTTAAGCATCTCCGAAACCAAACTAATTCTTTCTCTAAATACTGAATTGCTAATACACATTGGACAGTATTTATCATCTCATCACCAATATAAGAGAAAGTGTCTAATTGGGTAAATGAATAAGGCATTTTTTTCATAATTTGTTCTTGAGCGTACTCAATATAACTTTTTCCTAGTTCTTGTTGCAATAAATCAAAATTAAAATGAAATACCATCAAATACATATACTTTCCTGTAATGACTTCAATTAAATGATAACAGCATCGCTAACGCCCTCGCTTCGCTTTGGTTGTTCAAATTTTTTGCCAAAGGCTAAAAGACAGGCTATTTAATTAGCCAAGAATATAAACATTCATCTGGCTAATCATATTAGCTTTTAGCCTTCGCCTAAAAATTTAAGATTATAAAGATGATGCTTCATCTTTCGTTTTTTGTTTTTTATCTTCAGACTGCTTTTTGTCAAAAGCATCTAAAAAATCTTTTCTTGCATACGATAAACTAATTTTAAAGCCTCCCATATGTGGTTCAGATAATTCAATTTCAGAGCTTCCGTCTTTAAATTTAGCATATTGGTCACCTACAAATGGACGTTCTTTTTTCACAAGTTTGTATTTGTTTGCCAGTATTTTGTACAAATAATCAAATTTCTGATAACGACTTTTCGAATTTTCCATAGAAGATATAGAATTGAAGTCAGAACTTACATAAACTAAAAAGCCTTTCTCATCAAAAATAATAAATGTTGATTTAAGGTCTTCTAAATCCAATTGTGTTGGATCAATATAATACTGGTTACCGTTACTGTATTTATTAACGCCATCAGGCTCAAGATTATACATTTCTTTAACTTCTTGCTCTGTTGTTTTACCCAATTCCATTTTAAAAACAGTTGGATCAGCTAACGATGGAAGACTTACGCTAAATAATAATGTCAATAATAACTTTTTCATAAAGACCTCTAATTTAATTTATTTAAAACAAAAAAACCTGCCTCCTCATTACTTGCGGGGGCAGGTTTTTTGGTTTTAAATACCGTTCTTTATGTTTTCTTTAGGCATAAAGATAAATAACTCTTTATCAAAGTTTACACCTAATAATAAATAATCCTCAACATTTTCTGCATTATGAGATAAGTGCAAATATTTTTTACCCATAAAAAGAGATATTCCTGATTTATCTTCGAATACGTGAAGAATATCCCCATCAGAATAATAACCAGATTGATAATAGTCATCAAAACTCTCAAACTCAGGGTGCTCCCCTGCATATTGATTATCATCTAAATCTGGAAGACTATTATTCCCTTTACTGAGATAATCTACTAACCATTTAAATGCTAAATTATCAAAATTCTTTACAAAATCATCTTTTACATATTTAGAAATATTTTTAGCTAAATCAAAAAACTCATCTAATGTTAATTTAACGTCAATGTCAGCTTCGTACATATTAAATCTCCTTTACTTGCAATAAAACAATAATATCAGTCTTTGTATTCTCATTTGATTTTCCACTTAACCATCCTTTAGGTAATATAGAAAATCCAGTTTCACCGCTAGATAACTTATTCTCAGCTAAGCCACCTAAAACGACAACATCACCACTTTTTACAGTTACATCTGTCACCAAATCCCTTTTGACCAATGTCGGGCTATTATTCACGCCTGTATCTGTTTTGATAAAATTCGATAATTGCTGCTGAATCTTTAAATCTATAGCTTGGTTCTTTATAGTTGGCTGAATATCAAAAATAACACCACTAGAACGGTACTCAATAGATTGAATCGGTTTACCGTCCTGATATATTACATTTGCCAAAACAGGAACATCCGAACCGACAGAAAAATTACCCTTTGACCCCGATTTTACCCGTAATGTTGGGCTACTGACAACCCTAAAACGCTGATCTGTTCTAAATAACTCAAACATAGCATCTAAATTCCCAGCATTCACAGTAATGAAATTCTCATAATTTTGTTTATAACCTACGCTAATACCCAGTTTGCCCGATAACAATTTAGCTAATAGGTTGATACCACTCCCCTCTTTTTCTATGTTTTGAACCTCAAAAACATAACCTGTAACAACAACTTCACGGCTTTTCGTATCTACAGATTTTAATACGCTTTTTATACGCTCAATATCTTCAGATAACCCATAATAAACCAATTTATCGCCATTTGCTGATACTTGCCCCTCTCCCTGTAAAAAGCCTGCAAGATACTCAACATCTCTGTAAACAGGCGTGTATACATAACTACGTTTTACAATTTTAGGCTGTTTAGGTTCTATATGCCCAATATATACAACGCCTTTCTTCTCCGATACGCTGATACTCATATTGCTAAAATAACGTTGTATAAACTGCTCAAAATCCTGTTGCTCAGTAGTATGAAAGCTAATTAAACGAGTATCTCCAGCCAGTTTGGGATCTAACATATAAGGTTTCTGTAGCACATCATCATAAATCATTGATATTGCACGAGGTAAAGGAACTGCTTCTAACTTAAAATCTACATTTTTAGCATAGGCATTAGAAATTAACATCAAAGCTAATATAAATTTGAATTTTCTCATTTCACTTCTCCAGAATAATAATTAACAATTTCATTATCAATTTTTCCTTCTAACATTCGACCGCTAAAATTGAATGCTCTACGAGGCTCAATCCTTAATCTACCTTGCGTATCAATTAACACTACAAAAGCTTGACCATTTTTCTGCAGCTCTCCTGTAATTCTCCATTTTTGAGATAGTTTAGTCGGTAAAGTCTGTGTTTTTACTGGTGTTGGTGTAGATGTTTGAGAGGATTCTTCTGTCTTTAATTGGGTAACTGTTTTTGACTCTTCTACCTCTTTTTCTTTGAAAAAAAATCCACTAAAAGTCTTATATCCTACAATTGATAAAATAATGACTAAAACAACCATTGCTTTAAATGTGAAAGACTTAAAAATATTCCCTCTACCATCAACTACATTTTCTTTTCCATTCTCTCCATCATAACTTTTATAAAGACTAAAGATAGATTTGTCATATTTCCGTTGCAACTGAAGTATTTTATTCGCCTTTGTTGTTTTTGCTCCTGTAAATATATCTACTCTATAACGATTTCCCATACCTAAAGCAATTAACTTTGACATTTGATACGTTGTTTCAATTCGATCTTTAATAAAGCGAGGAAGCTGTGAAATAGACTGATTGATAACAACTAAATCGCAACATTCGCCTGTTTCAACGTTCGTAAAATGGCGATGTTCAGCCAAGAAAGAGCGATGATTTTCGTGAATTTTATCACTAGGAAATATTCGCCAAACTTCATCAAGGCAAATCAAATCACCAGCTTGACAAACTGTTTCTGTTGCCCCCTTATAAGGGAAAAAGTTCGCTTGCTGACATTCTTCATCAGTAACACTAAGATAACTTCCTAAAGTTTCCTTTCTTATACCTTTTTCAATACAGTAATCAATCAACTTTTGCTCTGTAACACCTTCAATGTTACTAACTATTCTACGCCCTCTCTTAAAGTGCTCAAGAATAACAGAGCTAACCACTTCATACGTTTTCCCGCTTCCAGGTATTCCTATATACGCTAAAATAGCCATAACACTACCCTATTACTGGTATTCTACGAATAATAAAGCGAGATAACATCGCAGAAACATATAATGAAAGCCCAAATGGAATTTTAAACAATTCTAAAAAATACCAAATATCATTAGGCAGTTGATTTAATAATGATTGTAAATTTATATTGAATTCACTAGGAATAAATAAATCAATAATTACTGGTATAAATTCCGTTGTAATATAAAACAACCCAAAGAAAACAAAAAACTTAACAACAATGCCTTTGAATAAAAAGCCTAGCACACCACTTAATAATTTTATAACTAAAGCCATTTTCTTATCCTATGCACTTAATAATTTACGAAGAGATATAAGCGACCAAACTAAAATAAATAAAGAAGATAAAGTACTTCTATATTTCTCAATTAAGTCACAATGGCTATTTATAGTATAAGTACGGTTAAGAGCCTCAAAAGACCAAACTGGGCAAGTTGCCGCACGTTCTTGAATGTGTAGCCGTTGCAAATTTGGAAAAAACCGTTGTAATGGTTGTAAAATCTGGCGAGCAGTTGGATTATCTAATTCAGGATAATCAAGTTCAGCATCATCAACTCGACTATTATTTGTATTTTCATTTGGTTTAGCTTGAGGTATTTCTGATGGTTTAGCCGAACTTGCTGTTCTTAACTGTGGTTTTAACATTGCCTCTGAATAGGAAAAACGTTTAAGGTCTGCACCTGTTACACTAGGATTTTCTTCAGGTACAGTTGAAGCAACATCTTCTGGAGCAATATTAGCTACTAAATGCCTTTCTTCAGGTGTTAAACTTTCAGCACCTACCGACAAAACTGAGCGAATAAATTTAGCAACATCTTCTTTAGTTGATATCACCTCTTGAGCGTCAGGCAATGCCTCATCTATAGGAATAGGCTTAATTTCTACCTTACCTTTTTCTATATCCAATTTTTTTTGTTCTCTGTGTATCTGAAATCTAAGATCACGATTTTCTTTATAACAACGAGAATCATCTTGTAAACAACTTTCATAATTATAATTAAGACTATAGGTAATAACATCTCCAGATTCAGATACCTTTCTACTCGTCTTATTTAAAGTTATATCTTTAATTTTCCAAACCCCAAAACCAATTTTTTTAAGTTCTATAGGAACTTCTTTTTCTTTTAAACAAGATAAAACAATATCTTCACTTACTCCTTTACATCCTCCTACAGAAGTATAAAAATCTTTAATAATAGGCTTCTTAACATAAGGTGCTTCACTCAAATTACTTTCTTCAAGATAAATACGTTTTATTGTTCCCCTATCATCAATATCAACATAATAACGACCCTTATTATCTTTTTTTGCTAAAGCATATCCTGTCCCATTATTATCTAATGCATAATCTAATAATGTACCAAATCCATAAGATACAGCTACACCAACAAGCGGATGTTTAAGATATAACCCTCCTAATCCTTTAATTACACCTGTATTTGCTTTTGCTATATTTTTAATAACTGATAGTTTATTTTTATTAAATAATTCGTCATTTACAGATTTTCCTATCTCATAAAATGAACTATTCGCAGAACGAGATAATCTATCGAATGTATTCGATACTGTTTGACTCATTATCCTGTTGAATCTTGTTTCAGGCTCAATTTCTTTAGGTAAAGCCGATGCAAAACTAAATTTACTTAATGACAAAACAATTAAGACACCTAACCATCTACACCACGAATTACTGCCCACGCACATAATAAGCCCCATAAGAAAAAAATCATTTGCCAAGTCATATCTATACCTTAATAAAAAAGGGGCTTTTGTTCGCCCCTTACACTACTATGCACCACGTACCGCTTTAATGATCCATTGCCCACCTTTCCAAGTAACCAATGCACCAACAATCAAAGCAATAACACCTAATACCGCAGTCATTGCACTACTGAAATCAATTTTTGATGTTAATACAGAATAATCAACAGCTTGATCAGTTGCTAAAGCTAAACTAGACATACCTAAACCAACAACAGCTAAACCTAATTTAGTGCCATTTTTTTTAATACTCTTAAACATAATTTAATTTCCTTTTACGCTCTTTTTATTGTTTCAACAATTAACCAACCAAATTTAGCGATTAGCCAAAAGAGCAATGTTATAGTTAACGAAACAGAAAAGAATTCAGGATAATATTCAATTCCTACTGCTTCACCTTTTGAAAGTTCCATTGATTGAAATTTTAATATTTCAGACTTTGGAATTTTCAAAACTGATTCACTACAACTATAATTACTATCTAAAGAATTATTAGATGAGCAAATATTTGTTGTAACTATAATTTCTTCATTTTCATTCATATATAATGCTAACTACCAAAAAATATAAATCAGAATAAATAATGCTAATGAACTTCCAACAAAAGATGATGCCGTTAATTTTAAAAATTCAACCATTTTCTATTCCTTTTATATTTAACAAAACATTACATTATGCGAAACAAAACAATATAAGTAATTGATATATAAAGATTTATTTTTCATCAGAAGGCACTAGGACAATATCAGAAACCTGTAAATCAGAATAACCACTGACTCTAAATGAACTTGGATGAACGTAATAATTACCCGGACCGTACGGAATTTGATCTTTCTGTAATGGGATTTTTACCATTACAGGAAATTGACCACCTAAATCAATGTAGGCTTCTTGATTGCGGATATACCAATCTTTGCCCGTTTTCTGGCTTACACCTGAACGCTCATCAATACGTGATGTTGCAAATACCTGTACTTTTAGTAAGTATTGGTTAATGTTTTGATTACTCATTTTAATTTCCTCTTTTTTATTCAACTATGCGGCAATGCCCCATTTCTCCAAAGTTGGCTCAACGTACCAATCAGGACGCTGACAACTAAAATCAATTTCAACAAGTTTCATCAGCGGAATGATGTTATGACGTTCGTAAGATTTCAGATTTTGTAACTGAGCTTTAGTAATTCCAATTGCAATAAGATCTTTCTCGTATCGCCAAAACGTTTTTCTAGACATACTGTCTAACGTTTCACTATACCCATCATTCAACAAATTTTTATAAAAACTGAATATACGATCAGCTTTTGAATAGCTAATATTACCTTTAGGTGTAATTGAAAAATAATTCTTGCGTAATAATTTCTGTATCTGGTCTCTGTTGTAAATGTTCATATTACTTTCCCCTACTGCCTTAATAATGTCTTTAAACGCTTCTTGCCATAAATCTTGAATCAGGCTTCTGCCCTGCTTTTCATAATCTTTCTGATATTTAATTAAACTAAATAGATTGCGTGGGATGTGGTGTTTATCTAAATAACGCTGCTTTAATCGAGCTTCAAAACGAACACATCTCTTTGAAAACTCTATCAGCTTAGGATCACCTAACACTTGAATTACATTTTGTAAGTGTTTTTTACTTGGAGATTTCCTGAATTCACTTTGAGCTTCTTTCAATCTTTTTTGGACTTCACTACCTTTCAAATACACTTTCAAAATACGGTGTTCTGAGCCTGAATTCCATTCAGCAGTAGTATCGAACTCTTTGTTATATTTTGTCCGGCGAGTTTGACCCAAATGAATATTTTGGAAGAAAGAAATAAGCTGTTTTTGAACTGACTCCGAGTCAATATGAGCTGAATAAGTGACATCAATCCAATCTACTGATGTTTCTTCCACATCTAACATTTCATAAAGCTCAGGCATTGCTTTAATGAATGAATTTATCATTTCAACAGAACATGTTTCTAAATCTGTCGAACCAAAAACATTATGACCCTGTAACAATTTTGCTGGGCTTGCTTTTAGTTCGACATATGGAGGCTTATTCATTAAATCGCTACCATTGAACACTTTCATTGCGATTGAGGAAAAATGACTAGGTATGGACTCATAAGGATGTGATAAATCTTGTACATTGAGATCACCATCAATCTCAAAGGTTACGTTCGCCGACTTAAGTTTGATGCCTGTTCTTCTTGATACTTCTATTAAAGTTTCTTTCAAAAACGATGTCTCACCATCTTTACAGATGATGAGATTATCTCTTTTGAAAGGAATAGATAACTTCAAGAAGTCAATCATAAAGTGCTTTTACCTTTTTACCTAAAAAACTATTTCTTGCATTTATATCACTACTACCTAAATATGTAAATAGGTAAAATAATGTTTAGGTAAAAACCTGTAATATTAGATTACTCAAAACTTACCTACCTAAGTTTTGATAATAGATAAAAACACAGTAATAACACTTAGAAGGATAAAAATGAAAACTACAGCCAGTTTCAACATCAAATTAGAAAAGAAACTTAAAGTCGAAAGACTAGCTATGGAAGTTGGAATGAAAATAGGAAGACCAGTTAAATGGACAGAAGTTATGAACGTTCTTGTTGATCATTTCGCCAAAGATGCTGTTGCCTACATTGAACATAACGAAAAAGAAAAAACAAACAACAAATAATTAGCTTAAATAACAAACAAAAATATGTCATTTTGACACAAGAGTGGACTATTAAAGAGTAGTCCACTACTCTACCGAACCCAAATATACATCAGCATTACCGCCTATAATACCTCTGATTAGGTGTTTTTTTATACATCTTAATAAATTCTTCCAAGTCAATCGGCACATCCGAATTTACTAACTCTTCCAAAAAATGCATAAAATGCTCCAGTTTCTCAAATCTCGCATTAGTTTCTTCTCTACTCTCTGCTTGGTTATATTGAAATCGGACTTCTAGAGAATTAACGGTCAAATAAATACGGTGTTCGGACATCTTTAAGAGCCTAACTGTCTCAAAAAAATGTTGTGGTGTAATATGGGATAATGTTATATCAGCCATAGTTTACTTAAAAAACCTATTTGGTGCTTTTAGAAGCATATAAAGAATACATTTTCAGAGCCTCTAACATTGCTGGATTAGGTTCTCTAGGATGTTCTAAACAGTCAAAAATTAGCCTTTGATCATGAGTAGAAAGATTTAGAACTACATTTTTAGAACTCTTCTCTATTTCTTCCATTTCACTACCTTATCAGATGAACTTCGCATAACAAAAGGTTATGTGTAAATTTTCGGGCTGTTTAAAAAGTATACAGCCCTCAAATTCAACATAACCTTTAGGGCATTATGCGAAA